GAGCTCGTTGAACGCGAGGAAGGCCTGCGGGAATCCCTTCCGCGGCACGCTCGGGTTGCCGACGTTCGCGCCGACCATCCCGACGAGGAAGACGTCGCGGGGGATGTCGAGCTCGTCGCGGATCGCGTCGCGGAGCTCCGGCTGCGGCCGGAACATGCCGGTGTCGACGCCGTGCGGGACGTAGAGCGCGTCGAGCTCGAACGTGGTCATCAGCTCGTGGCCGAACCGCGACATGGCGATCGGGGTGATCCGCTCGTGCTGCAGGACGGCGAGCACGAGTGGCGGGATCGGCCAGTGGTCGATCGGCGCCCAGACCGCCGCTTCGAGGCCTTCCGGCCAGACGTCCGGTTTGAGCACCCAGGCGTCGCAGAGCGCGACGACCCGGTCGGCGCGGTAGTGGTCGGCGAAGACGCCGAGGTTGCGGTTGCCCCAGTAGCCGTCGCTCGGGTAGCAGGTGAAGCCGTTCCAGCGGGTCTCGCGACCGTGCAGCCCGTAGTTGCAGAGGACCGCCATGTCGTGCCCCTGACCGGCGAGCCGGGGCACGAACAGGGCGGTCTGTTCGCCGTACCCGGACGGCGACCAGGGCGGGTTGCCGAGCCAGAGCAGCCGGCTCATAGCGCGACCCGAAGGCGCCACTCAGCGCCGAGCAGCGCTCCGCTGACGCCGCCGCCGGCGGCGCTCGGCGCTTCATAGGGGAGGAAGCCGCTGACCGATTCAACGGTCGAATCGTCGACCGTCCCGGCGAACGTCGCGTCGGTCTCGAGCGCGGCTAGGAGCGACGCCGGCGCGCGCGGGTCCAGCAGTTCTAGCAGCAGCGCCTGCCCGTCCTGCTGGTCGGCGGTCGTGACGCGCGCACGGATCGTGAACAGCGCCTCGTAGCCGCCGCCGGGCCCGAACGTCGACCGCTCGAGGAACGGGTCGCCGGGGTAGATGTCGATGCAGGGCGGCGTCGGGTTCGAGACCAGCTTCCCGTCGACCTGGATCCCGTCGATGACGGGGGAGAGCTCGAGCTCGAGCTGCGCGGCGATCGCGGCCATCGCCTGCTCGATGCTCGTCGTCGCCGGCGAGCTCACGCGATCCCCCACGACCGCTTGAGCGGCGCGAGCTTGTTCGCGTGCCGGTCCCAGGTGTCTTTCGCGGTCACGGTCGGCACCGACTCGCCGAGGCCGATGACGCCGAACGGCGACTCCTGCTGCTGCCAGTGCTCGACCGCCCGCTCGAGGTTGACCTCGGTGACGAGCGCGCCGGCGAGCGGGTCCGGCAGGTCGACGTAGGCGCCGCTCGGGTCGTAGCTGCCGGCGAACGGGAAGCTTGCGAGGGTCGCGTCCGGCCAGCTCGTGCCGATCTCGCGGTTGATCTCGCCGGCGGCGGTGTCGAGCACGCGCTGCAGCGCCGTCCCCTGCGCCTCCGACGGTTGCCGGAGGCGCAGGATGCGAGCGAGCTCGTCGACGGCGGCGTAGCTCATCAGCTCAGGTGGATGAACCGGTTCGGGTCGAACACCTTCGCCTTGAAGGCGCCGATCACGCCGACCTCCATTCCGCCGATCGCCGGCTCGACGGCGCGCATCTCGACCGGGGCACCCGGTGTCTCCGCCGCGAGCAGCGCGGAGCCGTCGCCGACGATCGCCGTGTTCGCGTTCGTGAACCCGTAGGAGCCGACGACGCGCAGGCCGGCGTAGGTGCCGGTCATCGTGCCGATGTCGAGGTTCCCGACCGCCGACAGCTGCATCACCTGGTCGGTGCCGAGCCCGGCGAGCTGGAAGAACCGCTGCGCGGCCAGGTAGAGCGTGTCGGTGCCCGACCGGCCGCCGGTCGTGTTGTAGATCGACCCGACGCCGGCGATGATCGCGGCGCGCCACTGGGCGAACGACTCCGTCCCGGTCGTGCCGAGGCCCGTCGAGATCGTGCCGCCGCCGGCGGTGCCGAGCTCCGAGCAGGCGGCTGTCTCGGTCGCCCGCGCGTAGGCCTCGGCGGCGAGGTCGAACCAGAGCTGGAGCGCGTCCGGCGTCGACCAGTTGATCGCCTGCCACGAGATGTCGCCGCCGCCGAGGTAGGTGTCGGCGGAGACGGTGACCATCGGCGCGATCATCTTCGCGGTGCCGGCCTCGGTCTTCTCCGCGGTCTGCTTGAGCACCTGCGGCCGCTGCGTGATCTGCGGGTAGGTGAACTGGCCGCTGGTCAGCCCGACCTGCCGCGCCGACGCGACGACCGGCCGGCTCTTGTTGATGATGTCCATGATCTGCGAGAGGTGCGTCGGCGGCAGCAGCCCGGCGACGTCCGACGTGAGCGTGTTCTGGACCCGCTCGAGCCGCTCGATCGCCTGCTCGCGCACCTGCAGCGCCCGCGCCTTGTCGCCGGCGGCTGCGGAGGCGATCAGCGGGAAGCGCACGATCAGCTCGTCGCGCGCGTAGGCGGCGAAGGTGCGGTAGACGATCGGGCCGTCTTCGCCGCGCAGCTCGACCGTGTCGGGCTTCACGCGCAGCAGCTCGGAGACGTTGCGTGCGCCTTCGGCGCGCTCGAGGTCGCCGGCGAGGACGTTGATCTCCTCCTCGATCTCCAGCACCTGCTCGCGCCAGGAGCCGAGGTGCTTCTGCTCGAGCTCGTCGTGCGGCCGCTTCTCGCCCTCGGCGATCTTCTGGGTCTCCTCGATCTTGTCGTACAGCCGGTCGCGCTCGTCGCCGAGGCGCTCCAGCCGCATGCGGGTTGTGCTCAACGGGGGCACGGTCATCCCTCCTACGGGGTCGGTAAACACTCGTCACGAACCCGGCGGGTGATGTCGATGGTTCAGCCCTGTTCCTGGCGACGGTGACCGACGGAGTGCTGGTCGGCGGTGATCGCCTCGGGGCCCGACACGGGGCGCCGATCTATGGGAACTGATGCTAGCGCGCTGGTCTGCCGGCGTCACCCCCAGCCGTGGAAGAGCGCGATCGCGAGCACGACGGCGATGACGACGAGCGCGACGTTGTGGAGGTTCACCTCGCTCATGCCGAGCCTCCGAGCGCGCGTAGGCTCGTCGGCGCGTCGAGCCCGGCCTGGTTGTAGTAGCGGATTAGCTTGCGCGCCTCGGCCGCCCGCTCGGGGTTGCGTCGGCCGCGGGTGAGCGCCCTGGCGGCGTCGGCGAGCTCGGCCTCGGTCATGCCGCCCTCGAGCGGCTCGAAGCCGAGCGCGGCCAGCCGCTCGTCGACGGCGTCGCAGCGCACCACTTCGAATGCCGGCGTCGCCTCCTCGAGCTCGTCGGGTTCCTCGCGCACGGCGAGCACCTCGGCGCCGGCGTAAGCGGGGAACCGGCAGAGCGAGACCGCGTCGAGCTGGGCGCGCACGCGCTCGACAACGCCGTTCAGCCGGCGTGAGGCGAGCGCCTTGAACTCGAGCGACAGGCCGGTCAGGAACCCGTCGCGGATCAGGCTAAGCGCCTTGTCGCCGTCGGCGTTCTCGAGCACGCCGAACGAGCCGTGCAGCCCGTCCTCGTGGTCGCTGAACTTGAGCGAGCGGCCGATCGCGCCTCGGAACCCCTGTTCGTGCTCGACGTTGAGCCAGACGCGGTCGCGGCCCGGTGTCGTCAGTTGCTTCTCGAACGCGCCACGCAGGAACGACTCGCGGTACGGGGTGAAGCGGGGCGGGTCGGCGACCGTCGTCGGCACGTTGTACGGGACGACGCGCACGTCCAAGGTGCGGCCGTCCCAGGCGTCGGCGAGCGGCAGCTCGAAGCTGCGTACGAACGTCACCCGCTCGACGGCGACGTCGTCGGTTGTCTCGATCGTGCTCATGCGGTCACCATCCCTGAGGTCGGCCGGAGTTCCTGCACGACACCGCCCGGCACCTGGTCCGCCGGCGACGCGTCCGCGGTCGGCGGCTCGGTCAGGTCCTCGAGCGCCTCGCCCTGCTCGATCGGCGGAAGGTGGAGGATCGCTGCGCGCATCTCGTTCTTGGTCACGATGCCCTCCTTCACGAGTTGGGTCCAGGTGGCGACCTGCCCCTGGAACGTTGGTGCGAGCACGGCCCTGGCGTCGAACTCGACCCAGGAGCCGCGCGGCAGGCAGTTCGCCGACAGGGCTCGCTGCACGCGGCCGGCGCACGGCCGCAGCTCGGAGCGCCACCAGACCTCGAACAGCGTTTCCGGGTTCTGGTAGGTCAGCCCGCCCGCGAGCTCGAGGTTGAGCATGAACGCCGGCACGCTGAACGCGGAGGCGATCACCTTCGCGTCGAACGACTGCTGCTCGAGCAGCGCGAGGTCTTCGGCGTTGAACGACAGCTGCTCGAACGAGATCTCGGGTGGCAGCACCGCCGGGGCGCCGATGCCGGCGCGCAGCCGCGCGTTGATCCACTGGTTCTGCAGCGCCTCCGCCTGATCCTTCGACAGCTTCCGCGACGACTTGAGCACGGCGTTCGGAACGCCGCCGCCGGAGGTCATCGTGCGGCCGAGCTCGCCGGCGGTCGTCAGCCCCCAGGCGGTCGACGCGTAACTCGCGAGCGCTGAGGTACCGCGCAGCCCTCCGCGCGGGTCACGCGATATCTGGATCACGTTGTCGGGGTTCAGGTCGACCTGCCCGGAGCGGTAGGCGCGGCGGCCGTCCTCGAGCTGCACGTTCATCACCGCCGGGTCGAGCACCGTCCACGCCGACGGGAACCCGTCGGCGTACCGGTTCGTCACGAGCAGGAACGCGTCGCCCCAGCCGAGCATCGACCACGTCGCCGCGAATACGGCGTCGCCGATCCCGTTCGGGAACCAGACCGGGTCGGGGTTCGCGACCCACGCCGGCTCGGACGCGGAGGCCGCCCCGAAGAACCTGAGCGGCATCGACGCCAGCTGCTGCGCGCACAACTGCAAGCAGCGGTTCGCCGTCCAGACGCGGTCCTGCAACCGCGGCGACCACGGTGCGCCGAGCATCGCGCCGGAGCCCCAGAGCGAATCCCAGAACGCCGAGATCTGCGGCTGCAGCGGCGTCTGGTCGACGCTGTCGGGTGGCGTCTCGCGGCGCAGCGACGGCAGGAACCGCATCAGTAGATCACCGGATCCTCGTTCGCGTCCCAGCCGAGCGTCACGGCACCCCAGAGCGCGAGCGTGATCGCGCACAACGGTGAGATGTCGACGCCGGAATTCTTTCGTGACCACGCCCACGAGTCACCGAGCGGTCGTGTCGTCGCGCCCTTCAACGCCGACAACATCTCGGCCGACCCGAGGTGTCGTAACTGCGCGTCGCCGACGAAGTCGACGAACTGGCCGCAGGCGCGCGCATAGTCGCCGCCCGCCACAGCTTCGACGGTCAGCCCGACGTTCTCGCAGCGGTTGATCAATGCGCCGGCGGGACCCGCCCCGTCGGCCATGATCGCGACCGGGTTCCAGCGCTCCGAGAGAGCGAGCAGCGTCGGCACGATCCAGCCGGTGCCGCGCCGGTGATGCACGATCTCGCCGTGCCACAGCCCGTCGCCGCGACGACCGGCGGCGGCGATCGCCGCAGACGAGCGGTCCGGCGCGACGTCGTATGCGAAACAGACCGGATCGACGAGCGCCGACGCCTCGTCGACGAGGTCGTTCCATACCTCGATCGGCACCACATGCCCGGTTCCCGGCGATGTGTCAGGCCAGGCGCCGACCCCGAGCCGCTCAACCGCAAACGTCCGCCGATCCATCGACCGGAGTTCGTCCTCGATCGCTTCTTCCGAGATGCGGATCCCGTAGCCGGGGTTCGCGCGCGCCCACACCTCCGGGTCGGCGAGCTCGTGATCCTCGAGCTGCTCGGGCCGCTCCGCGTCGTGCGACCACTCGAAGTACGCGAGCCGCGGGTCCTCGCCGCGCAGCGCGCGCTCCCGCACGCGCGCGAACACGACGCCGTCCGGGTGCACCTGCTCGTCGACGGCCGAACCGGTGTACCAGCGCTGCCGGTTCGGGATCGCCGACGTCGTCGGCACGAGCGCGCCGATCGACGTCTCGGCGAGGTACATCGACTCGTCGAAGATGACCAGCGGTGCCGTGAAGCCGCGGCCGGCGCTCTTCGTCCTCGTCGCGAACAGGATCCGCTGCCCGCCGCGCAACTCGATCCCCTCCTCGCCGTGCGCACGGATCACCCGCTGCACTCGCTGCTCGAGCTCCGGTGTCTCCTCGATGTCGCTGAGCAGCCGCAGGAAGTGCTCTTTCGCGGTCTTGAAATGGTGGGCCGAGTGAATGATCAGCTCTTCGCCCAGCAGGAACAGCCCCGCGAGCTCGCGCGCCTCGAGCACGACGTTCTTGCCGTTCTGGCGCGGTACGCAGAGGCCGACCTCAGTCGCCGCCCACCGCCCGTCTGCAGCTTCGCCGAGCGAGATCTCGAGCACTAGCCGCTCCCACGGGTCGAGTTCGAGCCCCGCGAGCGCCGCGAGCTCGATCGCCTCGGCCCCGGCGCTCGACACGTAGTCGGGCGCGAACATGATCCGCGGCACGACGAGCGGCTCGGCGACATTCACGAGCCGGACCTCCGCTGGTCACGACGGCCAGCGAGTTCGTCGAGCGCGTCGAGCGCATGACGCACCGGAGGGGGAGGCTCGCGCTCCTCTACAACGCCGCCGCGGCGCCAACGCTGCGGGAAGCGGCGCTCGAGCACCCAGGCAGCCGCACGCCAGTCGCCGCGTGCCGCCTCGACGACCGTCGTCACGAGCTCACGCTCGACCGGGCCGCGACGTCCACCGTGAGCGGCACAACGGATATCGCCAGCGACGGCGCGGCCGCGGCAGCGCCGACCCTTCGCCGTCAGCGCGCGACACGCGCTCACCACTGCCTCGACACTCGACGCACGCTCGGGCCACTCAACGCCGTGGCCCGGTTACACCGCTGATGCTCCGGCCCGGACCAACGCGAGCGGTCGCCGTCAACATGCCCAAGGTCCCACGGCTCACCCGGACGGATCCGCTTCTCGCAGCGCGCACAGCTGGCTAACCCCGCAGCGACGATCGGCGCGAGATCCGCGCGCTTCCGGCGGTGCACGTCGCCGTAGCCGCGTGCCGCCGTCGATCGCCGCAGACGGCGCGACTTCGGGGAGAGAAATCCGACGGCGGGGGTCATCCGCCCCTCGCGCCTCTAAAAACCGGGCTTCTCACGCGCCCTCGGCCTGCTCCTGCTCGGCCTGCTCGTGCTGCGGCGCGAGCGTGCGCAGGCTGTCGGCCGCCTGGCTGACGGCGTCCGCGAACGCTTGCAGGTTCTGGTCGGCGGTCTCGGAGCTGGCACGCAGCCGGTCGTACTCGGCGGCGGCGGCGCCGAGCGCGTCGCTCAGTTCGTTGAGCGCGGTGCGCGCGCGGTCGTCGGTCATGTGTGTCTCCTCTCGGGTTGCGGGGCGACGGCTTCGCCGACTCTGCGCTCGAGTTCGTCGACGTCGATCTCGCCGGCGACGTAGAGCGCTGTCGCCTTCGCGATCGCGACGTCGCGGTCCGACCAGCCGGCGGTGAGGTAGCGGGGCTCGGTGTCGCCGAACGCGGTGATGTCGACGAGCTCGGTCATCGGTGCGCCTTGTCGAGGAGGACGACGCCGATGCCCGGCCCACCGGGCACGGTGAACTCGCAGGTGTCGTGCTCGTGTGCGAGCTCGCGCCAGAGCTGGTCGACGTGGATCGTCGGGTCGATGGAGGGTGCGATGTCGTGCAGGGCGATCGCGGCGTGGGGTGCGGCCATCGCGCTGAAGTGGCGCCAGTCGGCGCGGACGGCGTGGTCGTGGTGGTCGGCGTCGAGGAAGATGAAGTCGAACGGGCGGTAGCCGGCGACGTCGAGCAGGACGTCGGGGTCGTGCGAGCTGCCGGTGATCGTGACCAACTCGACGCTGTCGGGCGTCCAGCTCGAGTAGGCGTCGCGGTTCAGGTGGCGGTCGTCGAGCGCGACGATGCGCGCGCCGGCGGTCGCGTAGAGGAGCCACCGGTAGAGCGTTCCGCCTTCGCCGACGCCGACCTCGAGTACGCGCTCCGGACCGCGCTCGACGTAGAGGTCGAGCAGCTGTTGGAACTCGACGTGGTTCTGGAGCATCGGCGGTGCGGTGGTGGTGTTCATGCGAGCGCCCGGTAGCGGAGGACGGAGCCGGTGTAGACGAGGGTTGGGGAGCCGGCGGTGGTGGTGTTCTGCGCCCAGCGGAACTTGAGCTGGCCGCCGTTGCCGACGTGGGTGGCGACGCCGCGCACGATGCGTTTGGCGGCGGCGGTGCCGAAGGTGGCGGTCGCGCCGCCGATGTCGGTCGTGGTCAGCGTCTGGGCGGCGTCGGTCGTGCTGAGCCCGGTCCACATGCATGCTCCGCGCGCGGTCGCGTCCTCGGATAGTTCGCACTTGAGGTCGGGTGTGCCGGCGCCGGCGGGTGAGGCGTAGATCGCGAGCAGCTCGAGCTCGTAGGCGGTGCCGGCGACGGTCGTGAACTGCAGCTGGTCGTCGTCCTGGATCGTCGCGTTCGCGACGGACTCGTCGGCGGTCTTGCGCACGACTGTCCACCCGCCGGTGTCGGTTGCCCAGGCGGTCGCGTAGTCGGCGCTCGAGCTCTTGACGAGCTGCTGGCCGGCGGTGCCGCCGGCGGGGACGCCGGGGCCGGCGGGGCCTTGGGCGCCGGCGGCGCCGGTGTCGCCCTTCGCGCCTTGCGTCCCGGTGGCGCCGGTCGCGCCTTGCGGGCCCTGCGAGCCCGGCGCGCCGGGGTCGCCTTTCGGCCCTTGCGCGCCTGCGACGCCTTGCGGGCCTGCGGGTCCCTGCGGGCCGGGCGCGGTGCTGTCGGCGCCCGTCGGCCCGGCTGCACCCTGCGGCCCTGTGGCGCCGGGCGGACCGGTGTCGCCCTTCGGTCCTTGCGGGCCTGCCGGCCCGATCGGGCCCTGGACGCCGTCGGCGCCGGTCGCGCCTGCGGTGCCCGCGATTCCCTGCGGGCCTTGCGCGCCGGCCGCGCCCTGCGCGCCTTGCGGGCCCTGCGGGCCCTGGAGCGGGCCCATGTCGATCCACTGGGCGCCGTCCCACACGTGGAGGTCGCCGGTGTTCGAGACGACGTACGCGTCGCCCGGCTTGTTGCCGGTCGTCGGGAGGCTGCCGACGTTCTGGACGGAGCCCTTGACGGTGATCCCAGTGCCGGGCGGGCCTTGTGGGCCTTCAGGGCCCTGCGGACCTGCGAGGCCCTGCGCGCCGAGCGGCCCTTGTGGGCCTTCCGATCCTGCGGGGCCTTGCGGGCCCTGCGGTCCTTGGGGGCCGGTCGGGCCGGTGATGAACGGGCTGTCGCCGGAGACGATCAGCTCTTCGCGCCACTCGTACATCTGGTCGTAGAGCTCGTTCCAGGAGCCGATCGGGATGTGCTCGGTCGGCTCGGGCGGGTCGGGGTGATGCGGGTCGACTACCGGCTGGTCAGTCGCGGCGGCTTCGATTTGGGCTGCGGCTTCGAGCTCGCGGGCGCGTTCGGCGGCGACGCGTTCGAACTCGCCGGCGGCGCGACGCTCCCAGTAGGTGACCGGTTGTGCCACCGGAGCGCTAGTCGGTGTCGTCGCCGTTGTCGTCGTCGGGCGCGGGTTCGGGTGTCGGCGGTGCCGGTGTCTCGAGGTGCTTCATCGGGGTTCTCCTCCGGGGCCAGGGGTCGCTGACGAGCAGCGTGCGAGAAGGCTTCCCGGCCGGGGATCAACCTCTGCCGAGGAGTCTAGGCACTGCGGCGCGAGTTCGCTACCCCTTCGGGCGCCGGCCGATCGTCATTGAGCGCGAGTTCTTCGACGATCACGTGCGCGCACGGCGGCTCCCCGTAGTGCTTTTCGGCTCGCACGATCACGGCTTGGGCGTCGTCGCGGAAGACGACTCCGGTCAGTGCGTCGCCGATCGCGCGGAGCAGCTTGTCGACGTCGGGGCGGGTGCGGACGTAGAGCGGCGCCGACGGTTTCAGCCGGCCGGCGTTGCGGCCGGTGCCGAAGTGCCCCTGTGGGCGTGGGAAGACGAAGACGATCCGGAGCTCGACCGGGCCGGTACGAACCTGGCGGCCGTCCATCGCGGCGGTCGCGGCGGCGGCGACCGCCTGCCGCCAGGGCTGCGTCTTCGGGTTGTCCTCACGGACGTAGGAGTCGCCGGCGTGGTTTCGGCCGACGGTCTTCGAGCCCTGCGGCTGGGCCTCGCCGAGGACGGTGAACTCGACGCGGTCAGCCATTGAATCTGGCGAGGTAGTGGTCGATGACGCGGGTGCGGTCGCTGTCGGCGAGGACGGCGTGGTGTTCGCGCTCGAGCTGGTCGAGGTGCTCGTGGACGACGTCGGTCGTGGTCTGCTCGAGGGTGTCGGCGAGGTTGGCGGCGGCGGCGATGAGCGCGCGGCGGCGGTCGGTGCGGTCGCGGTCGGCGACGGCACGCGGATTCGTGCCCTGGGTGCGCGGGTTCGTGCCTTCCTGTCTGGGCGTTACGTTGCCCCCGCTTCGCGGGGGTAAGGGGGTAGTACTTAACTCTTCTTCTTCTAGGTACGCGCGCGCGCGAGGTGACGCACCCGGTGACGCATCGGGTGACGCGTCACCATCGTCACCGTCACCGTTACGTGACGCGTTGCGTGCGCGCCACCGCCGTGATCTTTCGCGGCCGAGTTCCCGCTTGCGTTCGTGGGCGTCGTCGTCGTTGTATTGGCTCCAGTTGTGGATCTGCACGCCGTCGCCGTCGTCTCGCGCATCCCAGACGTGACGCGTCACCAGTTCGTTACGCACTCGCCGTCGAACGCCGAGAAATCTGAGCGTTTTTTCGCTCAAATGTCCGCGTGTTATGTGCTCGTGCGCGTAAGAAATCCCGATGATTCCCGCGCGAAAACCTGCGTCGGAAAGTGCGGTCCACTTCGGATGCGACCAGAGACGGTCGTCGATCACCGGCATCGGTTGAACCCTTCGTGACGCGTCACGTGTGCGTTACGCGGCGGCATCGTTAGAAGCCTTCGGGGAAGTCGTCGTCGCGGTCGGCGAGCTGGTCGCGGACGGCCGGCGGCGGCGTGAACGACGTCGGTTCCTGCGGCTGTTCGGTGGCGGCGAATGTCTGCTGCAGCTCGTCGATCAGCGCTTGCTCGCCGCGGCGGCGGGCCTGAACGTCGGCCTCGAGCTGGTCGATCAGCCGGGAGGCCTCGGAGATGGTGAGGTCGTTCGAGGAGGCGATCGGCCGGCCGATGACTTGGGAGACGTAGCCGAGCCTGGCGTCGCGGTCGCCGGGGTCGAAGCGGAGGTCGTGCATGGTGGCGAAGATCTTGTTCTTCATCGCCTGGGTCGCCACAGGTTCGGGGTCGTCCGCCGGCGGGTCGGCAGGGGCAGCGGTTTCGAACTCGCGGACGATCGCTTCGGCTTCGGCGCGGTCGTCGCCGGTTGGTGCTGGGGTGGGTGCGGGGTCGCCGGCCTGGACGCTTGTTCTCGTGCGCCGCTTCCGCGTTGACTTCGGCGGCTCGGGCGCAGCGCCGTTGGCGATCGCGGCCTGCTCGGGCTCGTCCTCGAGCTCTTCGGTTGCGCGGAGGCCTCGGATGACGTCGGGGAAGATCGACCGGGCGAGCTCCGCCGACGCGCGTGCCTGCAGCATCTGCCGCGGGTACATCCGCCACGGCTGCTTTCCTTCCAGGTTCGCCCTGCGGGCGTCGTCGATCGTCCAGGAGACCCGGGAGATGACGTCGGAGCCGCGGCGGCGGCCGCAGGCGACGCAGCGGCTGACGGTGGATTCCTCGAACCAGACCTCGTGGCCGGCGGCGAGGATTAGCGCGCGCTGCGCCTCAGCCGACAGGGTCGGGCGGCCGTTGATCACGGCGATCATTGCGAGGGAGGCCATTCGGCCGAGGCCGACCTCGTTGCCGTAGAGCAGGGCGGCGGTGATCGCGGCCGGGTTGTCGCGCAGGTTCTGGGGGACGAAGTCGGTGCCGCCGATCCGGTTCGCGATCTCGGCCGGGTCGAGCAGCCAGTCGGCCGCATAGGAGGAGGATGGTGCGGGCGCGGGGCTGGTGTAGGGGACGACGCTCATCGGGTGGTCACTCCTTCGGGTTGGGCCGGTGCGGGGAGGAGCGCGTCGCCGACCCAGTCCTCGCGGCTCGAGTCGGTGAAGGCGGCGAGCTGTTTGGCGTGCAGGAACGCCCGGAACGCTTCTGGCCCTGATTCGCACGGCCTGAGTTCGTAGGTGCCGTCGTCGCGGAGGTGGACGGCACCGCATTGCTGGATGCCGAGTTCTGCGACCGGGAGCTCGGTGCCATCGGCGGCGAGTGCGACTTCGGCGTAGCGGGCGGCGGCGAGCTGCAGCGCGTGCTCCGGCCAGATCCCGGAGGCGGTGGTTTTCCAGTCGAGCAGCCAGCGTTTTCCGTCGGCGAGGTCGGCGAGCAGGTCGGGGGTGCCGGCGTAGAGCATCCGGCGGTGGAAGAACGGCCGCTCGATCAGGTGCTCTTTGGGCTGCCAGTCGTGGTCGAAGGCGAGGTAGGCGTCGACGTAGCCGCGGTGGTCGTCGGGCACCTGGATCTCCTGGCCGGCCTGGAGCTGCTCGGCGAACTTGTGGACGGCGGTGCCGCGGACGCCGGCGGCGGTGAGCATGGCGCGTGGGGCGCCGACGATCCGTTCCAGTCGTTCGGAGATCGGGAGCTCGGCGAGCTCGTCCCAGTAGTCGATTGCGTAGCGGCCGGCTTTCTTGACGTCGGCGACGGCGAATTGTGGTTTCGGGATGCCGCGGTTGAGGACGGTGGTGATGCCGGGCACCTTGGCGCCGTCGATGTAGTAGGAGTGGCCGCGGCCGTGATTCCTGCGCTCGAGCCCGCTCATGCCCAGAACTCGGTGTCGTTCGGGAACTCACGCTCGTACTGCCAGCAGTCGCAGACGGCCGCGAAGTCGCGTTTCGGTAGATCACGGCAGATCGGGCAGCGGCCCTTGCCTTCCGTCCAGCTGTCCCACTCCGGCTCGTGCGGCTGGTCGAGGTCGCGCCGGATCTGGTCGCAGCCGCGGTGGACGATCACGACGGCTCCGACGGCGAGCGCGACGTAGTTCAACGCGAGGAGCGCGATGAGCGTCGAGGCCTGCGCCGTGCTCACGCGGCCTCGTCGGTGGCGAAGAGGTCCGGGCATGCCTCGAACGTGGTTGGGTCGCCGCCGTGTGCGCGGAGACGATCAACGATCGCGTGGATGGCCTCGCGCTCGCGCGCACGCTTCGCGGCGTGCTCGCGAAACTTCAGCTCGTGCCGCTCGTCAAGAGCGAGCCAGTCCCGCTCGCGCGCCTTCGCAACCGGTACGAACGTGAGGTCACCGACACGGATCGCCCCGCCGATTTTGAGCTGCCCGTCGACCTCGACTTCGAAGTGGCGCTCAACCGTGCGCGCGATGGCGTCGATGTAGGCGAGCCAAACGCCGGAGATGTCCTCTTCCGCCATCGCCCGTCCCAGGCGAAGCGCTGCGCGCGCCCGTATCTCAGTGAGGGTGATCTCGGCGACCTCGCTGTCGGCGTCGATCGCATATGCCAGCTCATCGGAGTAGAGCTCGAGCGCGCGCTCGCGGATCTCCCGTCTATCCATCGACTCCTGCCTTTCGTAGAGCTCGAGCGAACGCCGTCGCGTATTCGGCGACGCGCTCGAACCTGCTCGGGGTGAACGGGCCAGCGTCACCGCCGGCGAGTAGACGTCGTGCCTCTGCTGTAGCGGTGCTCGGCGGTCCCTCAAGGGCGTAGACGGCGCGATCGAGCCCGTTGATCAGCGTGTCGCGCTGTTGCCGTTCGAGCAGTTCGTGGCTGAGCGGAACGCTCAGCGTGCGCCGCTCCACGGCGTCGCGAACCGTGGCGGCCGTCGGGACGCCGGTCGCCGACGCCTCGGCCCATGCGTCCCGGAGTAGCTCGGGCTCGTCGAGCAGCGGCGCGAGCTCGCGCGTCTGCGCCTCATTCGCTGGCATCAATCCATTTGGATTGAGGACCTCGACGACGCGCGCCGCGCGGATGAGCCGGTCGCCGACCTCGCGGCGCAGGTCCCATCGCTCGCGGCAGTAGTCGTCGAACGTCTCGTGCGTCGTGCGGTACAGGCGGCCGTCGCGTATCTCGAGCAGCGCGAGCCCGACATCGACGAACGTCTCCAAGCCAGCCGCGACGACCTGCTCGAGCTCGGCCAGGCGCGCCGTGTCGGTCGGTGCGAGCTCGTTCATCGGCTCCTCCGGTGGCTGGCGGCGTTCGGGCAGGACGCGAAGTGCGACCTGAACAGTGGCTCGTCGGGGAACGCGTCCGGGGTGGCGGCGACGGCGGTCGGGACGAGCTGGTCGCGGCCGCGGAGCACGAACAGCCCGGACGGCTGCGGCCCGCCGTACGGTTCCTCGTCGAGCGGCATGCGGCGGCCCTTCTCGGTCAGCGCCCAGAGCAGCGGGGCGTTGCAGGAGCGGCAGCGGCTCACCGGTCGGTCTCCAGCGCCCCGACCTGTTGCAGTTCGGCGAGCGCGCGTAGGACGTCGGCTTCGTCGGCGTCGAGGGTGGCGGCGAGATGGCCGACGATGTCGCCCATCGTTATCTCGGCGATCTCGCGCGGGGCCACCGGTTCGGTGGTGAGGAAGGTGTGTAACACGATCCGGTATGCGAGCTCGGAGACTTCGGGGCCGCCGGCGAGCGCAGCAGCCCGCCGTTCAGCGGCGATGCGACGCATCGCGCACGGCCAGCACTCCGGCGGCTTGTCGGGGTTGCGGCGGTTGATCGAGTCGACCATCGTCCCGCAGCCGTGCGAGCAGGGGACCCGTGACGCCTCACGCCGTCTGCGTTTCGCGGCCGTCGCAGCACGTCGGCACTCGTCGCAGTGGCACCCTTGGTTGATGTAGCGGCCCTCGGTGCCGTGCGGGGCTTCGACCTCGGACCTGTAGCAGGCCATGCACTTCTTCGACACGGCGGCCTTCTCGTTGCCGCACGCGCAGAGGTCACGCGCATAGCCGCCAATCCCGCGCGCCTTGCTGTATTCGCGTATCGCTACACGGCAGGCGTCGCAGCGGCAGCGCTGGTTGGTGTAGCCGTTCGCGGTGCCGTGCCGCGGGTCGTTGGGTGCGAGCGCCATCAGTACCCTGCCGGGAGCCGCGACTCGTGCTGGAAACGGTCGCCCCGCATCACGCCCTTCCGGAACCGGCCGTGCACGACCTTCTCGTCCGAGAAGCACCTGCGGCATCGCAACGCCTGGTCGGTCTTCGGACCTGCGCACGTCGGGCAGATGTGGCCGAACCGCCAGTCGCCGCTGTTGGCCCGCGGGTACAGCTTCCCGGACGGGCCCGCCTTGAAGCTGGTGCGGCCCGAAGGCGGACGACCGGTACGCGGCCGGAGGCCGCTCACCGGCAGCTCCACTCGCCGCTGCGGCCGTGCGCGTGCATCCAGCCGGCCGCCAACGCATTCGCGTACGGCGACAGCGGATCGAACCCGGCATACGGCGTCGACGCCCAGGTGGAGCCGAGGAACTGGAACAACCCGGCGGCCGCAGAGGTCAGGTTGCGGGCCGCCGGGTTGAGCCCGGACTCGCAGCGTGCCTTCCGCCACAGCACAGCCCCGTTGCCGTAGGTGGCGGCCGCGAGATCGATCGCCTCCACCACGTCGGGGCGGTGGAGCAGCACATACCGTTCCCTGTGCAATCGGCGAAGCAACCTGTGTGTCAACTCGTGCTCGCGGCGGAAGCGGAGCGCCCAGCGTTCGGGGCCGGCGCCGTCGAAGCGGATCTGGCCTTTGCCGATGACGCGGTGGTGGCCGTCGCTGTGGTGGGGCTCGAGGTTGCCGTTCCCGAGGATCAGCAGGGCGGTTGCTTTGGCGGTCGTGACGATCACGAGGAAGCCGAGGAAGCAGACGGCGTACACGATCGCGGCGCGGCGGCTCATCCCGTCTCTCCGTTGCGCGGGAGGATGCGAGCGGCGATCTCGGCGCGCAGCAGCTGCCCGACCTTCCGCTCCGCCGCGATGATCACGTCGTCGATCTCGACGAGTGTCTTCACGACGAGCGTCTCGTAGTCGAGCGGAACCGAGCCGGCGCTCGTCTGGATCTGCGCCCGCAGCTTCGGGTGCGCCGCCGTCGCGACGACTTCGACTTCTGCCTTGCCGTTGCGCGCCGCCTGTCGCTCAGCGAGACGCGCGGCGCGGTGTGTCTCGCAGAGCCCGCCGTACATGCCGAAGCGTGTCTTCGCCGTCTCGGTGCAGCCGTCGACCTTGCACCGAACCAGGGGATCGTCGACCGATGAGCGCGTCATCCGCGCCGCTCGACCTTCTTGACGTGCGAGAGGCGCTCGGCCTGACGGGCGGCCCGCTCGAGCTCGCGGCGCGCGCGGCGCCGGTTCACGTAGCGCTGCCGCAACACGACCGCCGCCAGGGCGGCGACCACGACGACGACGATCAGGATCCGCCACCAGGTCACCGCCGATCTCCTTCGATCGCCCAGGTGTGCGCCCGGCAGACAAGCCGGGACGGGCTGACGGGGGCGCCGCAGAGGTAGCAGCGGCCGATGAAGCGCTTGTCGCGGCCGATCTGGTCGGCGACGTCGGAGCGCAGCTCCTCGAGCCGCTGCTTCACAACGGGCGCGTCAACACGGCGCGCGGTGTTCACTGACGCACCCACTCGAGCACGAGCACGTCCCGGCCGGCGGGCACGTGCGCCCAGCGGTCGTCGATCCCCTGCTTCAGCCTCGAGGCCGTGAGCTGGTCGCGGAACGGGCCGCCGACCGCGATCCGGGTGTCGCGGTTGATCACGTACCAGCCGGGGTCGCCGGACCGGTAGGCCCGCTCGGAGCGGCTGCTCACGCGACGCCTACCTGGCCGGTAGCGCGAGGGGAGGCGGCGGGCACGTCATCGCCGAGTCCCACCGCTGCCGAAGCTCCACCGACGCCGAGAGCCATGGTCAGGCGTCGGCTTAGGTCGGGCCGGACTCCCCTCGCAACCGCGGCGCTACCGCCGCGGTTCTTGCAGGACGTGCTGGATACACCACCCGCACTTGCGCTGGCAGACGGGGCTACGTCGGCCTCATGTCCATCTCTCGTCCACCACCCGAGCGGATTCCAGCGTGTTCCAGCGGGTTCGAGGCCGCCACAGTTCCCCGTGAAATCCCTGCTAAACCGGGCTTTATCGTGCCGGAGCGTGTCCCACCGTGTTTGCTGGCGACTGGTTTTGAAGACCAGTTGGGCCACCAGGCCCGTGCCGCTCCACGAAAGGCTTTGCGCGACACTACCGGTCGGGCTTGTCCCTCTGGCGTCCATATGACTACGGCACGGTCTGCAAACGCCCGGGATCATCTGGAGCCCTTCGCTCCCCAGCCGGGGAGCCCCCACTGCGCTTGAAGGGCTTCACGTCGCTCTCGACGAGAGATGGTCCGGCATGTGCGACAGCGGCGGTGGAGACCGCCCTTCCCAATCCGGAGCGTGTTCTCTGGCGTGTATTCGTGGCCGTGGTCGCACACCCATTTGCGGGAGTTGTGGGCGCAAATGCCTTCGCCGCGTAGCGTGTTCTCGCAGCGTGAGACCGGCTCGAGATGGTCCGGTCGCACGCATGCGCGATTACGGCAGAGATGATCGAGCGTCAGCTCCTCCGGGATCGGCCCGACCTCGAGCTCATAGGCGACTCGATGAGCGAGCTGGGTGCGGCCGTCGATCCTGAAGCGGCCGTAGCCAGCTGCGCTCGTAGCTGCTGTCCAGAGCCAGCACGTCGACGTCTTCCGCACCTTGGACCAAAACCGCTGATTCACGTTGCGCGGCCCAGTACTCACGGCGCCGGCACCGCGTCGGGGCTCATCCAGCCGGCGGCGACCGCCGGCGCGCCGGCGAGGCAGTCGGGCCGGTCGGCGCAGTAGCGCACGTTCGTCTGCACGGCGATCCGGTCGGCGCGAAGCCAGCGACTCTTGTGGACGGCGATCAGCTCGTCGGGCCGCACGGCGCCGCAGACGTGGCAGGCCCAGGTCAGCACGTCTCCGCTCATGCCACCCGCCGGTCGTCGATCTGCCAGAGGTGGAAGCAGAACGGGTGCGCGTTCACGTACTCGTCGCGCGGCGGCAGCAGCATCGCCATCGTCACCCGCTCCGGGACGAGCTCGTAGCGAGCGTCGGCGATCTCGTCCCAGCTCGGGTAGCGGTGCCGGTGCGAGATCGACAGGTGCCAGAGCAGCAGCTCGCGGGGCGGGAGCCAGATCTCGGCGGGCGCCGCGAGCGCCGGCTCGTGCGCGACGATCACGGAGCAGCCCGATGCCGAGCGATAGGCGCGGTGTTCGCCGGGGAGCTGCGCAGTCGGCGCCGGGACCTCGACCTGCGTGAGCCCGCCGAGGCGGCGTCCGTGCGTCGTGCGCGACTGCGCGGCGTTCACGTCCCGGTCTCCCCCTCGACCGTGTCGGCCTGGCGCCGCTCGCGAAGGAACTCGTCGTAACGGGCCAGATGCACCGACAACTCATCCGGGAACAGATGCCGGTAGCGCTCGAGGATCAGCCGGCCGCCGTCCTTGTGACCGACCCGGACGGCGATCACCTCCGGGCGCATCCCGCCGGCGGCCATCAGCGAGATCGCCGTGTGCCGCAGGTCATGGGGAACAAGGTCGTCGAACCGGGTACTAGCCCACTGCCCTAGCCCCTGGTCCTCACGCCACTCGCGCGCCGCGGCCAGCCGGGCCGGATACCAGACACGGGTGTAGAAGTCCGCTTTGTCCCAACGGCCGGGCTGGTGGCCGCGGCCGCCGGCACGCGGGAACACGATCGAGGTGCCGGGTGTGCGGGCGACGAGCTGCTCGGCGAGCAGGGCGCGTTCGTGGGCGGCGAGCTCGACCGTCTTGTCGCGGCGTTCCTTGCACATCGCGGCGGGGATGAACACCTGGCCGGCTTTCAGGTCGACGCGATCGTCGGTCAGCCCTAGCGCCTCGCCGAGCCGAAGCGCAGCTGACCCGCAGAACTCGGGGAAGCGGGCGATTTGCTCAGGGAACCATGACGCGAGCCGTTCGAGCTCGTCCAGGTCAAGGGCGACACCGACGCGGGCTGCGACCTTGACAGGGTCGATCATCAGGAGGGCGAGGTCGAAGCGCTGGCCGCGGCGGCGGGCGTCCTTCAGCCCGCGCTTGAACAGTTCGAGCTCCTTCTTCGCCGAGTTCGGGTGTTCGGCGGCGCGTTCGACGCTGACGTCTTCGACCTCGACGAACGACAGCTGGTCGATGCGCCGGGCGCCGAACTCGTCCTTCCAGACCTTCGCGGCCGCCTTCGCACGATCGACCGTCCCCTTCGCCGGCTTCTTCGTCGCTTGCCAGCGGTAGATGCAGCCTTCGAGCATCTCCGTCACGGTCACGGGTTCTTCGTCGAACAGCTCGCCGAGCGAGCGTGCGAGCTTCCGGTTCAGCTCGTATTTCTCGGCGGCGGCTTTCGTCGGGAACGTCTTGGCCTTCTCGCCGGGCAGCCGCACCTGGTGGCCTTTGCCGTGTCTGCGGATCGACATCAGATCGTCTCCTCGGTCGGGGGGACGACTGTAGGCCGCAAAGGCACGACGTTCCCGGTGTTTCTGTTCAGGTAGGCGGTCACGGTGGTTTCGGGGAAGCGGCGCAGGCGGCCGATGCGGACGGAGACGATCTCACCGGTCTGCGCCAGGTGCAGAACGGTCTCGTAGTCGAGTCCAAGCAGTTCGGCCAGTTCGTGGCCGGTGTAGTGCTTCTCGAGCGCCACGGTACGGTCGGCTGGTTAGCCTGCGCGCCTCCCCTCTGTCGCCGCAGATCGACGACCCCAGTGCAGTCTGGTCATGCCGCGAGCCCGTCCTCGTTCTCGAAGAACCAGGCGGTCGTTTTGCCGGTGACCTTCGCGATGCGCCGCAGCATCGGTCCGCGCGGCGACCGTTCCCCGCGCTCGTACTTCCCGATCGAGAAGACGGACGCGCCGACCCGGATCGCGAGCTCTTCCTGGGTCAGGCCTGCCTCGACTCGGGCCCGGCGCAGTCTGTCCCGACGTGGTTTGAGGTTGGCAGTCATCGCGACAAGCATCTAGGGTACGCGCACCTGATGAGTACTTCAAGTACGCGCATCGTGGGTGCGGCGACAAATCTGCGCTCTGTGCGTAGCTTTCTCGCGGACCTGATGGAGGCCTCGGAGAGACCGGCGATCTGCCAGCGCATCCACTCCGTGCGCAACCACCTCAAGGCACAGTGGGAGCTCGAGCATCCCGGCCAGCGCGGCAATCCATTCACGCAAGAACAGGTCGCGCAACGGATCGGGATCACGCTCAGCGCCTACGGTCGCTTCGAGCGGACGCGCGAGCCGAACCTCGCGCGGCTCAGGCAGATCGCGGTCGCGCTCGGCCTCGACGAGGACTACTTCCTCCCGAGCGGCGATCTGACGGCGGCGACTGCACGAGTCGAAGCTGAGGCCGATCGCCTGCGCCGGCAGGGAGATGAGCTTGCGCAGCTTCTAGAAACGCTACGAGCTCTTGTCCCAACTGACCAATCCTCACCATCTGAGCACGAGCATCGCTCATAGCCTGCTCGGCGAGCTCGAGCTGGGTCATCGTCGCGTCAGAACCATCGGTCATGCCTGATCCCCTCCTTGGGAACAAGGGTCGAGCCGATGGTGAGGATCGTAGACGGGGCAAGGGCCGGGCAGGCACTCAGGCAATGCCTCCGACCCGCGAATGTCTTGCGCCTTCAACGAGAAGACGCGGCGTTGTGAAACACACCTTGACATTGCCGCGATAGCTGCTTTAAGGTGCGAGTTACACATAGGCGGGCCGGGTCCGAGTTGTGGAGCCCGGTGATCCCGACCCGCCAGTCAGGAGCGTAATGACCACCATGCTCACCGAGGAGGGCCAGGAACTGATGGCCGACGACGACCTGCGCCGCGACCTCCGCATCGAGGGACTGCTTCGCGACTGGAACATCCCGTTCGAGTACGAGCCCGAGTTTCCCGTGGCCAAGCTCGACGCGAAGTACGAAGAGTCCCAGGTGCGGGAGATCAAGCACCGGGCGCCTCAGGAGAACGTCAACGAGTACGCGATCCAGATGCGGGCCGGAGCGATCTTCCCGCCGATGGTCGCCACGCACAACCGGCGGCTGATCGACGGCAACACCAGGAAGGGCGCGTGCGAGGTCAACGGCGTCGAGACCTACCCGGTCTACCTCGTCAAGCTGCCGCAGGCGTCATATGGGCCGATGATCGGCGCGGCTCTGAACCAGATGGGTGGCAAGCGGCTGACCGACGAGGAGGCGTTCCTCGCGGCCGAGACGATGATCCGCAACGGCCACGCCGACGAAGCGATCGCTCGCACGATCGGCAAGAGCGCACAGTCGATCCGGAACTACCGGCGGCAGACCCGCTACAAGGACGCCGCAGAGCGGACCGGAGTCGGCGAGGTCAAGATCACGGCGACGGCGCAGCGGGCGCTCGCCGACATCAAGCTCGACGAGCCGTTCAAGGAGGCGGTCGAGCTGGTCTCGAAGGCGAAGCTGCCGCCACGTGACGTGGCAGACCTCGTCGAGAAGATCTCGAACACGCGCAGCGAAGCCCAAGCGCTCGAGGTCATCCAGGAGGTCCGGACGAAGGTCGCGCCGGCCGGGCCCCCGCCTCACAAGCAGAACCTCACGAAAGCGGCGACGCAGGCGGGCCGCAAGATCGACCAGTTCCTGTCGGCCGTGAAATCCACTCCTGGCGAGCTCGCGCCCGCCAACCTCCGGGGTGACCTGGAGCCGAAGTGGCGGCGGCTGCACGAGCTCGCCGGCGCCGTGTTGCTGGCGTTCGCCGAGAACGCACCCGCGGAGACCGAGCCCGAGGCGGCATGACCCACAAGGAAGAGCCCTGGCTCCGCGCACTCGCGGAGCCAGGGCAGCAGTCCGGCCGACGATCCCGAGCCGTGATGGGCTCGACGGCGCAGAGCGTCTTCGATGTGCTGTACGAGGCTGGCGAACCGCTCGACGCCGACACGATCATCACCCGCACCTGGGAACGGGCGACCAGCGGCGCACGCGGATACGCCATGCGGTCCCTTCTGGCGAAGCGTGCGGCCAACCGTGAATACTGGAGAAAGAAGAAAGGACTCGCTCTCTTGAACGACGCTCACGAGAGCGAGTCGGAATTGACCGCCGCCGAAGCCTGGCCGCTCCAGATCCGCAAGATCCTCGGCCAGCGCCGCTGGAACAAGACCCTGCTGGTCGATGAGCAGGGGCGCTACTCGCCGAACCCGGACAAGCCACCAGTCGCGGAGCGCGTCGACGGCAGCACCTATCGCTACAGCCGGGAAGCGTGGCTGGAGACAACAGCAGAGGCGCGCGCGACTGGCGAGATCCACACGATGACGATGGAAGTCGAGCGGTACCTCGGCGGCCGCAGCCAGGACGAGCTGCTGCTCGTGCTCGAGCTGCTCGTCGATGACCTGGCCGGCTTCGGCAAGGACAAGCCACGGCCGCTCAACCCGCGCACGATCCGGTCGCAGCTGCGCTGGCTGCTCGAGCGCCCGACGACCGACGAGAGCAGAGCCTGGCTGCTCCATGAACTGACCCGCCGAATCTATGAGACGCCCTAAGAACTAGGACCCGGCCGAGCGCGCACCCTACCCACCCGTTTGTCGCACAGGGTTCCCCCAAACCGGTAGACAGACCGCTCTCGGACGCAGGCAACGTTCCCTGCGAACCGCTCTGGCATCGGCGGGCGGGAACTGGGACAAAAAAACTCTGATGAAATCGTTCAAGCTGGAGAAGACGCGCGGCGACGCGGACGTCACGCATGAGGCGCTCATGTGGCTGCTCGTGTTCGCGGTCGTGATCGCGCCGCTGCTGTTCGTCGTCTACTGGATCGCGTCATGAAGCTGCGGGTACTGACGGCCCTTACGGTCGCTGTGGTTGGGTTCGCTGTCGTCCAGACGGCTGCCGCCCAAGCCCCGCCCGTCTCAGGGGCCATGCTCGATAAGTGCTTCAGCGAGAGCGGCGGCTGGGTCCGCGATGACCTGATGGTCGGCACGCCCTGTGCACCGTTCAAGAATCGGGGACGAGTTCTTGCGTACGTGAAGAACCTGCTGATCTACAACGGCTTCCGGCCGAGCATGACCGTCAAGACGTACTGGGCTCGACAGATCAGGCTGCTCGCGATCCAGGACGGCATCACGTACTGGGTCTACATCGTCAAGTCGGGCCCACACCAGATCGGAGTCCAGCGTTACGCGAGCGCGACGGGACGTCAGCTCGATCGCCTCAACGTCTCATTCGACGTCTAAGCGACGATCCTCATCGTCACCGTCTTGGCGGGTGCGTCCGTGGCGCTCGATGAAGAACCCGACGCGGATGCCCCGCCACGACGTCTCCTCACGCCGCAGGATGATCCGGATGATCGTGATCAGCGCGATCAGGGCGAAGAACGCGACGACGCCTGAGGTGACTGTTTCGACGGTGTCGAAGTAGCCGATCATCCGTGGTCGCGCTCGCGCTGCTCGGTTTTGCCTTCGATGCGCGCGATCCGTTCGCGCAGCTTCGAGACGGCGATCGCGAGGTAGATGATCCCGAGGATCTCGAGGCTGTTGATCGTGACGAGGGCCTCGTCGGGGATCGTCGTGACGCCGAGGATCACAGGTCGCGGACTTTCGGCAGCAGCTCGTGTTGGCGCGCCTCGCGCACGATCCGGGCAAGCACGTACGGGTCGAGCAGACGGTCGGAGCCCAGCTCTTTGCTCCAGTCGGGGACGTCCGCTGGCTCTGGCTCTTTCATGTCACTCCTCCGGGAATCTGACGAGCGCGAAGCCGCGCACCTCGGACGGGTAACGGACGCGCTTGTAGGCGCCGCCGCCGTTCGACTGCGAGCCCGAGCTCCCCGGCGAAGTGTTCCCACCGTAGGTGGGGACGCCGCCGTCGGGCTGCTCGGGGCCGCGCACCATCTCGACGTGGACGCCGTATCCGCCGATCACGACCAGGTCGCCGTGCTTGATCTTCGAGCTGTCGGTCGTCCAGCCGCGGTAGCACTTCGCGCCCTGCTTCGCGTAGTCCTCGATCGCGCCCACGCTCGCGAGCGACGAGTCGATCCCTTGCACCTCCGCCGCCTCCAGCGCGTAGTAGCACCAGCAGCCGCACCAGGGCTGGTAGCGCAGCCACGCCTGGCCGCCGGCGGTCGCGTCCTGGGCGGCACGGATCCCGTCCTCACGCTCGTCGCAGTTCGAGTTGGGCGGCTGCTCGGTGTAGCCGAGCCGGGCCTCCATGTGCCGCATCGACTTCTGCCGCCAGTCGGTGCTCGCGTACTGCTTCGCGAACCGCTCGAGCAGGTCGATCGCCGTCGCGTCCAGGATCGGCTCGCCGGCGCCGGGGAGACCGTCACTGATCCGCGCGGAGCGGACGAGGTTGTAGGTCTTCTCGCCCATCCAGCCCGTGGGATCCACCGAGTTCTGGCGCTGCAGGCCCGCCAGCCCGTTCTCGGAGACGTTCGGCCCCCGGCCGTGAGCGAAGGCGTTGCTCATCGCCCGGTCGAAGCCGGTGGCGGGCCCGGGCCAGTGGCCGCTTCGCCAGACGGCACGCTTCAACGCGAGGATGTCGTCGGCGTCGGGGGAGGGGACGCGGCCCTTCTTCGCCGCGTCGGGCGGGTAGAGAGGCCTGATGAACGGAGGACCGACCATCGGCCCGCCAGGACTCGCCTTCTCCCACCAGTCGCCCATCAGACCACGGCGACGATCTGGGGTATGAACGTTGAGGTGGGGGCGGCGGGGGCGAGCGCGACCGTGGTTGCCTGGTAGGCGACCGCGGAGGTGACCGAGAAGGTGAAGGTGACGGTTCCGGTCGCGCCGGCGGCGGGCTGGGCAAGGTCGGCGGCGGTCGCGTTCTGCCCCCAGGTGGTCTCCTGAATGTCAATCCGTTCGGTGTACGACCCGGGCGGGGTGGCGGTGCCGCCGCCGCCGCGGGCCACGGCCCGCACGATCATCGTGTCGGCCGTGGTGGTGGTGACGGTCGGGGTGACGACGGTGTTGACGGCGCCGCTGACGGCTGCGGTGACCGAGCTGGCGTTGATCGCGGCGGTGGTCGAGCAGCCGGAGTAGGCGGCGATCGCGGCGCACCAGTAGGTGAGGGCGCCGGTGGAGCCGGCGAGCGTGTACGTCGACGGTTCCGACGGGCCGGCGCGTTTCCAGAAGACCGCCAGCCTGTAGTTGCCGCCGGGGGTGTCGTGTTGGAGCAGCGTCCACCCGGACGGGGTGTTGATCGTCCAGGTTCCCGCTGCGTTGCTGGTCACGAACATCAGCAGGATGTCGTCGGCGGAGACTCCGGCGGGGGCAGGAACAGCCGCAGAGGTTGCCCGGGGCGTGACGTAGCTTGACTGGGAGCGGAACGCGACGGGCATCAGGGCAGCGTGAACGTCAGGATGACGCCGAGTCCTTTCGCGCCGGTGCCGGCGACGTCGACGTCGACGGCGATCAGGTCGCCGGTGGCGACGTCGTCGTGGGTGGTGTCGACAACGGGGGCGGCGGCGGCGGTGTAGCTGGTGAACTCTGACGCGTCAATCGAGATTTTGGTGGTCAGCATGTCGACGCTGTCGGTGACGTTGCGGAGTTGCACGGTCGGCAGGCCGCTCGAGCTGACGGTGGTGACGAAGGCGTGGGCGGCGGTCAGGTCGGTGCCGTTCAGGCTGGCCGGGACCGCGAAGACGATTTTGCCGTCGCCGGTGGTGAGGACGGTTGCGTCGTCGATCACCTTGATTTCTAGGTCTTTGGTGAGCTGCCATTTCAGCCCGGCCGTCTGGGCGCTGTCGGTGGTGAGGACTTTGCCGTTCGTTCCGGCCGCCAGCTTGGCGGCGGTGTCGGCGCCGGTCGCGGCGGCCAGGTCGCCTTTGCTGTCCCAGATGGTGTCGGCGGCGACGCCGGGGGCGGTCGCCGGGGTGGCCCACTTCACGCCGAGTGTCTGGGCGGAGTCGGCGGTGAGCACCTGGTTGTTGCTGCCGACGGGCAACCTTGCGACGGCGTCGGGACCGGAGGCGGCGATCAGGTCGCCTTTGACGTCGACGACGCCGATCGGGACGCCGGCGGTGGGGGCGGCGAGCCAGGTGCCCCAGGCTGTGCCGGACGACTGGTAGACGACACCGTCCGTGCTCGAGGCGTAGAGGGTGCCGACGGGGACGCTCGTGGCTGCGGGGCGGGCGGCGGTGGTGCCGGTCAGGACATGGTCGGCGTAGCGGGTGGTCACAGGTCAGCCCTCCTTAGAACGGCCCGTAGGTTGGGATCAGGCTGTCGGTGGCGTCCCAGACAAGGTCGGGGACGCCACCGACGACGGTCGTGAGCGGCATCCAGCCGGCCGTGTCAGCCGCACTGGTGCCACCCCCGCCGCCGCCGCTGCCTTCGAGCCAGGTCTGCCATTCGTAGCTGGAGTCGTCTTCGAGGTTGATCGCGGCCTGGTAGACGACGCCTTCGTCGGTGGCGGCGTAGAGGCTGCCTGGCTGGACCTCGGCAGGGTCGGGCCGGTCGGCGAGCAGGCCGGTGAGGAGATGCGCCGGCCATCCCGTCGCGCTGTCGAGCTCGCCGACGGCGAGGTCGAGAAGGTCGACGGACAGCTCGACCGCGTCCTGCTCCTCCAGGGGTTCGCCGCGCAGGCCGCGGCCGACGAAGAAGAACGATGCGCGGATAGGGTCGCCGGGCGCCGGTGTCGTCATGTCGCGGGCAGCAGCAGCTTGCCGGTCGTGTGGTTGATCGTGTCGGGGTCGTAGTGGTAGGTGACCGCCAGGTGCGGGAACCCGTTGTAGTCTTGGTCGAAGCCGCGGTAGGCGGGGAAGCGGGCGGTGCTGAACCGCAGCAGCCACGGCGTGTCCTGCCAGGCCTGCATGCAGAGGTTCGCGCCCGCCGTTAGGTTCGTGCCCGACGTCAGTCCCCTGAAGGGGCCGAACCCGATTCCGGCCATGCCCTGATAGTCCTTGTAGTAGGCCTTCGAGTCGGTCGGGCTCAGCTGCGGGTACGGCGGGCTCATGTGGATCGGCCGTGCGGGCCAGTCGCCCCAGATCGGAAGCGGGTTGTCGGGGTTTCCGGTGCCGGGGCCGTCGCCTTCGCCGGTCGAGTTGTTGGCCGTTCCCCCGAACCACCAGTTGACGATCGACCTGTCGGTGGAGCCGGCATGGAACCGCAGCACCGATCCGGTGCTGACGTTCATGAACCTGACGGCCCGCTGGTAGCCGTCTGTCCCAATTACGTCGACTCCGGGTCTGGGCGCGTCCGGGGTCGGGCCGAGCGTGCCCAGCTCCATATCGTTCTCGGGCAGATAGTTCCAGTCGAGCACCGGGTACTCGATCGAGAACCAGCCCTCGACGAGGTGATGCTCGGGGTGCGAGACGATGCTGTCGTCGATCCAGACGTTCATCGGCGGCGCGTCCGGCCACGCCATGTCGGGGTTGATGTGCAAGATGCCGTTCTTGGCGGCTTGCATCAGCCCGCGGTCGTCCTTGAGCCGTGCCGTCTTGAGAACCTCGGCGTCGACAGTCGGCTCCCACGTCCGGTAGATCGTGATCGACGTGAACGGAACCCGTACCCATTTCATCGTCGGCACGTCGAACCTGCCGGGGTTCGGGTCGTGCAGCACCACGGTTTCGACGTGCGCGTCGAGATGCCAGCCGCTCGAGGTGGTCGGCCCGCTCCCCGCCGGGTTACTGCTGTCGGCAGGTGTCTCATCGACGGGGGCGGGGTTGACGCCGCCGCCGGACACTTCGACCGTCGGAGGCGCCCAGACGGGGTTGCCGTTCTCGTCGACGGTCAACACCAACCCTTCGCCGTCCGGCGGCGGGACGCTGCCCTCGATGATCTGCTCGATCTCGGCGGCGGTGAGCGCCCTGTCCCAGACGATGATGCTGTCCATGTCGCCCTGGTAGGGGGCGTAGGTGCCGCCGAACCCTTCGCCGGCGCGGGCGCAGCCGAACCGGAACAGATCGCTGTCGGTTCCGGACGACGGCAGCGCCGGGTTCGGGTCGCCGTAGCTGGAGAACCCGACGCCGGCCAACCTGTCGTCGACGTACAGGCCGACGGTGGTGCCGTCGTAAACACCGGTCAGCCTGACCCACTGCCCGACCGGCACAGGGGTCGGGCTGTAGACGGCGGCGTGGCCGGTCGGCGGCACGATCGACCGGATAAAGCACGGTTTCCCGCCGACACTGTGGCCGGACGGGTCGAAGTTCGCGGACAGCAGGTACAGCCCCCAGCCGGTAATGCCGCCGCTGGTCGCGGCGGACGCGACACCGCACAGCCCCATGCTGAAGGTGCCGTCCGGGGTCGCGGCCGGCCGGATGCGGACGGAGACGGTGAATGGCTGATGGCCGTCGAAGTTGAACCAACTGTCCGTGACCTGGCCGACGCTCGACGGGGTGAGAGCCGCGACCGGCGCAGGCCCGTTCACCGTCACCCCCAGGCTGCCGTCGCCCTCGTCCAATCCGGACGGGACGCCACGGTCGGGCGGCGACCCGCCGGAGAGGGCGGACAGGTCGGTGAACGTCGCGTCCCTAACCGCCGGCGACGAGTCATGCCACACCCCGGTTGTTTCCGGCACCTTGTAGTAGCCGCCCGGGATCGTGGCCAGGATGATCTGGTCGACGGTGCCGGACGGCAGCGCAGGCATCATCGGGTCGGCGCCACCGGGGAGGTGGTCGCGGCCGTGGATGATCGGCTTCTGAACCTTCATCAGCCGATCTCCGGGAACATCGACGTGTCTCCGGTGAAGTACGCCTGCGGCGACAGGTCGAGCGTCAGCGTGACGTCGTCCATCTGCGGGTTCAGCGGCTGCACCTGCTCGTGCACGCCCTCGACGAAGTACGGCTCATCGTTGAAGCCGCCGCCACCCGGAGAGCCGACGGTGATCTTCACGAGGTCGCCGATGTCGATCTGGCTGAGCAGCCCCCAGGTGATCGTCGCGCCGGAGACGCCGGGCAGGATCGAGCGCACCGCGATGTCGGTCGTCCGGTTCCGCGGCTGCCCGTAGTTCGCGACATAGAACTGGGCGAACCGCTTCGTCTCGACGAGGTCGCCGTCGTCCTCGTGGCCGGGCACGAGGCTCGCCTTCGTCAGGAGCTCCTGCGCCGACCAGGGACGGATGCCGCGCAGCCCGATCGACGTCTCGTCCTTGACGATCTGCGCGAGCGCCTCGGCGTCGGTCATCGGGACGCCGTTGCGCTTCGGCGTCGCGTACGCCTGATTGATGATGTGCGCGAGGCCGCGGTTGAACGCGAAGCGGCGCAGGTGCGCGGTGCCGGCCGGGTCGGCGTGGACGGCGGCGCCGTCGCCGAGCTTCCACGAGCGGAAGTCCCACGCGCCGGGTGTCGCCGACTCCCAGGTGCCGACCGGGTCGAACTTCGCCAGCCGGCCGTGGTAGGCGAGCCTGCCGTAGCGGTCGGTGAAGACGTTCGAGACGCCGGGGAACTCGGCGTCGGCGGCCTCCTGGATCGCAGCCATCGCCGACTCGCCGGGGCTGACGACCGTTTCGTGCAAGCGAACGTTGCCGGAGAAGACGACCCAGTAGTCGGAGCGGTCGACGCCGGGCCGGTTGAGGGCGTTCGCGAGGATCTGCTCGATCCGCTCCTGGACGGTGTTGTCCTCGAAGAAGATCTGGTCTTCGCTGCCTTTCGGCGGTGTGACGCCGAAGTCGCCGGGCATCATCTCGATCGTCGAGAGGATTTCGAAGATGTCGACCAGGCTGACCGTCAGCCGGTTGACGCGCTGCGATGGGTCGAACGCGTAGTCCATCTCCGAGATCCAGCCGCGGAAGCGCGTGTACCAGACGCCGTCGACGGGGTTGCGGCGCTGGATCGCCGCCTGCAGCAGCGGCTCGATCAGCCCGTAGAACGGCCCTGACGCGTTGGTCGGGTCGAGGATGCCGTCGGTGTCGGCGATCTGCACGGTCGCGCGGCCGGTGTCGGTGCGGTCGAGCTCGAGCTGGCGGCCGCGGTCGATCGAGTAGGAGGTGACGAGGTTCGGGTAGCTGTCGACGGCGGTGAAGGTTGCGTTCCAGTCGAGTGTTGCGCCGCCGAACGCGACCAGGAAGCGGCCGTCCGGCAACGCCATTTCAGCGTGCGCCCCGGCGCGGGTGCGGCCTGCCGTGCGCACGCTTCTGCAACTCGGCCTCGAAGCGGCTCATGTCCTGGACGCCGTGCAGATGCATGCCGCCGTTGATCGTGACGCCGCCGGCGAGCGCGAACGCCCCGGTGTGCTGTGTCGGCGCGGTCGCGTGCGGGCCGAGCGTGACGATCCCGGCGCGCAACCGCCTCACCTGATCGGGGGTCAGGCCGAGCCCGAGCCCGGCGATGAACTTGTTCGCGTCGACCGGCCGGAAGCTCGTCTCCAGATTGTCGCGGCCCTTCTTCAGCTCGTCCGCCCAGCCTTTGAAGATCTCGTCGATCTTCGACCTGACCTGTTCGCCGACGGCGCCGAACGCACCCGAGAGCACGGTGCCGATGTGCCGGATCATCTGCTGCGTCGCGCGCGTGTCGAGGCTCGTGCCGGCGAGGCTCGCGCGCAGCGACTGGAGCCGTTTCCGGAGGTTGCCGACGCCGGGGATCAGGTCTTCGCCGCCGGGGCCGAGGCCGAGCGCCCGGAATTGGCGGGCAGCGCGGGCGGCGATCATCTTGTCGAACGCCTCCTTCGCCTTTTCCTGCGCCGCTTCGGCGGCGTCGGCGGTCTTCTGATTGATCTCCTGCTGCGTCTGCCACTCCTCGTTCAGGACCTCCTGCAGCCGCCCCTTCAGGTGGAGCAGCCGGGTGACGTCGTGCGTCGCGGCGATCTGCTTGGTCAGCTGGGCGGCGACGCCGCGGAGCCGGGTGAGTTGCACGCCGAGCGCTGCCGGCGCGCCGGTCGGCGTGTCCGAGACGCCACCGAGGAGCCGGTCGATCAGCTGGTCGAACCAGGTGTTCCGCTGCTCGACGGTCGCACGCTGGGCCTGCTTGTCGAGCTCGTCCTTCACGGTGCTGATGGCTTCCTTCGCGCGCTTCGCGACCTGCGCTCGGATGCGCGCCTGCATCTTCGGATCGGCGCCGCTTGAGAACGCGAACGCCTCGGCGATCAGGTCGTCGGCCTTGAGCGACCCGCCGAGCTGCTGCCGGAGCTTGGTGAGGATGTCCTTCGAGCTCACGCCGGCCTTCTTGAGCGCCTCGATCTGCTTGGCGAGGTTCGGCACGAGGATCGTCTCGAGGTTGGAGCCCTTCTTGAACGTCTGCGTCTGCGCGTCGAGGACCATCTTCTGCAGGTCCTTGATCTTCTTGGCGACGTACTCGGCGCCGATGAACGTGACGACGATCGCGACGGTGTACGGGTTTGCGACGAGGCGGAGCAGCGCGCCGCGGAGCTTCGCGATTTTCCCGACCTGCCCCTCGGCGGCCTTGCCGAGCTGGAAGAAACTCGTGATCGTCTTCTGGACGCTGTCGGCGATCTTGAGCGCCTTCCAGGAGAGGTAGACGCCGAGCAGCGCCTCGAGCGCGCGCTTGTTCCCGCCGAGGATGTCGGCAAGCGCCTGGAACGCGGCGACGAGCGGCTCGGTGACGGCCTTGACCGCGGCGACGGCGTCCGCGAGGAGCCGGGCGGTCTGCGCGACGTCCTTCTGGAGCTTGCCGGAGCGGTTCATCCGCTCGAGCCACCGTGAGAGCTGGTTGAGGTACTTGTTCAGGGTGGGCAGGAGCGCGGTGCCGACGATCTCCTCGGTGTCGTGGAGGATGGCATGGAATCGTTCGGCGGCGGTCGTGTTCGCAGCCGCCTGGCCGGCGAGCTTCGCCTGCGCGAGCCGGATCAGGTCCATGCCGTGCGCGTTCTTCTGCAAGCCGGGGACGGCGCGGCGGAGCGCGGTCTCCTGGCCGCCGAAGACCTTCGCGATCACGTTGGCGGCGCCGGCGAGCTCGAGGTTCTTCGCGCGCGCGAGGTCGGCGGCGAGCCCCTGCAGCGCCATCGCCTTATTGATGTTGCCGGTGCCGCGCTCGAGCACCGTGAGCGACGCGATCACCTCGTCGTTCTGGAACCCGAACTTGCCGTACGACAAAGCGACCTTCTCGATCCGTTCGCGGTTCGCGTCGAACGACTCGCCGGACGCCTTCATCTGGGCGGCGAGCGACCGCTGCGAGACGACCGCCTCGCGGGCGGCGTCAACCGATTCACGGATGAACTCCGACGCCTCGTGGAAGGCGATGAAGCCGCCGGACGCGAACGCGAGCGACCGGCCGAAGGTCTGGAACAGACCGGAGCCGGAGAGCGCGCCGCGGGCGGCGTGGCCGGTGGCGCGCTCGAGCTGATGCGCCTTCGCCGCCGTCGACGACGCCTCACGTCCGGTATGCGCGATCGAGGCGGCGAGTTTCTGCTCGGCGTTCGCGGCCAGGCGGGCGGCGGTGGCCTGCTCCTTCGAGCCCTTCTCGGCGACGTTTGCGATCGCCCGGTAGGCGGCGGCTTCCTTCTCGAGCGCCGCGGTCGTCTTGATCGCCGCGTCGACCTGCGCCCGCGCCATCGTCGCCGAGTCGACCGACACTTCCTTCGCGAACCGCTGCGTCGCGGCCTCGCCGTCGTGCAGCCCCTTGAGCAGCTGCGAGATGTCGGAGGCGACCTCGACGATGAGTTTCCGCATCAGTCGCGCTCCTTCACGGCCTCGTGCATCGCGAGCACCTCGTGCAGCGTGTAGTCGGGCATATCAGCGCGGCGGAGGTGGAACAGGTGCGCGATCGCCGGCGACCACATCAGTCCGGGGTCACGCTGGATGTCTCGAATGTCTCCGCGTCCAGCTCCGAAAACGTGGATCTCGACGGCGAGGGCGAGCTTGCCCCAGTCGGGCCGGTCGTCTCGCCGTTGGAGGCCGGGGGGAGCTCGGGTTCGTCCTCCTCGTCGGGCTCGATGAAGGTGACGTCGCTCAGGCTCAGGTTCTGCACCGTCCGCACGATCCGCTCGATCGACCAGTCCGGCCGGCCGAACCGGATCGACGTCGCGATCAGCGTCAGCAGGATCGGTGCGCGGCCGCGGTCGACGCCGTCGTCGACGAGCTCGAAGAACTCGTGCAGCGGCAGGTTCGAGAACCGGTCGATCAGCATCAGGTCTTTGCCCATGTCGGAGACGTGCCAGCGGTAGAAGGTGCCGTCGTACTCGAAGCCGTCCATTTGCCGCTCCCTTCGTTAGCGGTTGAAGTCGGCGATCACGTGGTCGAGGAGCTCGTCGACGGCGTGCTCGATCTTCGCCTCGTTCTGCTCGAGCGCGGGCTCCATCGCTTTGTCCATCAGCAGGTTCGCGAACTGCTGCCCGCGGCGGCGCGGGTCGGGGCCGCGGCCCTTGACGCCACGCTGCCGCGGCGCGACGTAGATCAGCGTGCGCGTGACGCCGATCCGCATCTTGAACCACCTGCGGCCGATCCGGGTGATCTTCGCCTGCGCGAGCGCTTCGGCGGTGTGCTGCACCGGCGCGGCGATCTCGCGTGCCTTCGCGCGCATGCCGAGCCGGGTCTCCCGCTCGAGCTTGCCGTAGGCGCCCGAGATCTCGCGCAGGCCGGTGATGTAGATCGGCACCGGTCTAGGCGGTGCCCCACTGGAAGCCGGCGCCGGTCGCGGGACGGAACGTGGCGGTGATCTCGCCGCGTGCGTTGAGCGCGCCGGCGAGCCCGTTGTATTCGTAGATCGAGGCGGTGCCGCCGAAGGACGGGTTGCCGGGCCCGACCGCCTGCGTCGAGTCGGCGACAACCGAGAGCGGGAACGTCGTCCCGGACTCGTAGAGCGGCTGCAGGACGCGGTGCGGCTCGCCGCTGCCGAACCCCTGGATGAACCCGATCGTGATCGTCTGCGACCGCTGGCCGGGCAGGAACTCCTGCGTGCCGGCGGGGTTGAAGCCGCTGACATCGACCTGCTCGCGCGTGTCGGGCGTGTCGAGCGTGTGCCCGAACAGCGAGAGGTCGATGTTGTTGACCATGACCTTCGCCTTGGTCAAGAGGAACTTAGACATGGATGCCTCCTTCGATCGGTGCGAGCTCGCCGGCCCGCGTGAGGTAGTCGCGCATCACCTGCTCGCGCCAGTCGACGCTCCCGCACGTCGCGTGCGCGAACCGCGGCGACGGGTGTCGGTCGTTCTCCTCGTGCGAGTTCCATTCCAGCCCGAGCCAGCAGGTGCGCTCGTACAGCTCGGCCGGCCGGTCGAGCACGACGGGCCGCGGCTGGTGCCGGTAGCCGAGCAGGTCCAACATGCCGGCCTGCTCCCACCAGGGATGGTTCAGGTAGCGGTCCATCCGCCAGAGCTGCTCGAGCAGCGGCCGCATCGGCTGCCGCAGGTACCAGACGCCGCAGTTCGGCACTTCGCCGTCGGGGGTGTGATGCGCGACGAGCGCTTGCCAGGCGTCGTCGTCGACCTGGTCGGCGACGTCTTGGCTGTCGTCGACGATCACGACGTCGGCGTCGATCCAGAGCACCTCGGTGTGGTGTTCGAGCTGGTAGAGGATGACGGCGACCTTCATCCAGGACGGCGGCCGCAGCGACATGCTCGGGGTGCGCGTCTCGAGCCGGTAGCCGTGCCGGTCGGCGTAGCCGGCCATCCGCGGCCGGGAGAGCTCGAGCAGGCGCTGGTGTTCGCCGGTGGCGAAGGTGACGAGGCAGCGTCTCACGCGACTGCCTCCTCGGGCTCGGCGGCGAGCAGCCGCTCGAGCGCCGGCCGCCAGTACCGGTCGGCGACGAGGTCGGCGTCGTAGTCGGCGGCAAACGCAGCCGCTCGGGCTCGCAGCTCCTCGTCGTCGCGGGCGGCGTAGGCGGCCTCGAGCGCGTCGACGATCGACGCGATGTGCGGCGCGATGAAGAACGACTCCTGCAGCGCGTCCCACCAGGGGTCGCCCTTGACGAGCCAGCCGGCGCCGCAGAGCTCGGTCATCGCCGAGTGGTCGCTCGTGATCACGGGGACGCCGGAGGCCTGCGCCTCGAGGAGCGGGATCCCGAACCCCTCGCCCATCGACGGCTGCAGCAGCACGTCGAAGGCCTGGTAGGTGTAGGCGATCGCCTGCGCCGGGATCCCGAGCTCGAACGCCTTCGCGTGCGGGAACCGGATCCGGCCGGGTGGGCATCCGATCACGGTCGCCAAGGTGTCGAGCTTGATCCCGGTGTCCTGCGGGGTCGCGTTCGCGTGCACGTACAGCCAGGCGTCGTCGTGGCGGCGCGCGAGCTCGTTGAACGCGAGGAAGGCCTGCGGGAATCCCTTCCGCGGCACGCTCGGGTTGCCGACGTTCGCGCCGACCATCCCGACGAGGAAGACGTCGCGGGGGATGTCGAGCTCGTCGCGGACCGCGTC